CCCGCTGCCTGCCGGTTTACCCAGTTTATTGCCTTTTGCGGAGATAGGTGCTGCCGCAAAACATCAAGCGCCTTGTAGCATTTTCGCTGACTCCATGTGTATTGGAAAGCAAGAAAAAAGAGAATATTTTTATCTGTCATTTTGCAGCCGTATTTTTTCAATGCCTTGGTTGCTTTGAGTGTTGAACAGCAAATGTTGTCTTGCGTTTTTAATTTGCGGTACTCCTGCTTGGTTAGTCGCATGGCCTTGTATGGCACCACTTGCTTGTAGTCCATACCGGTTGTGCAGTCCCACTCCACTTGTTCGGCTACCAGGTCACCGTTGCCCTCTTTTATTAGACGCTCTGTAAGCACCGGGTACCGGCTGTATTGATAAAGTAACCCAAGCAGGTTAACAGGATAGTTTGTTATTGTGCTTCGATAAAGCTGCTGGGCACACTCGTGGTATGCTTCCCATGGAAGATAGCGCAGATTGCTCCTCTCCAGCGCCTCTTCAAAGCCAAGCAGCTTTGCTCCCTCTCCCTCTGTACATTTCCAGCTGTTGTGATCCAGCTTAACCGGCTCCACCGTGCATGGCAGTCGGAGTGTTGGCTTTTGCTTTATGCTTATGTACAGCCCTCCACCGTATGTTTGTTCGGCTACAAAGTGCTGGCCGAGATTGAAGTATGCAGCGTACAGCAGTGTGCCCCTTTCCGGCGCGGCTTTATAGTTGCGCGTATAATCCTCATACACTCGAACGAAAGAAAGCAATATACCGCCGTTCCGTGTTCGCTGTGTTACCGCCACCACTGCCGTGTTTATCAACTGACTACGGCCACGCCCGGCGTCTTTGACTTGAACTTCGTGCCCGCAGACCGGGCAGCATACGGTGTCGTTATGCCGTGCAGAGCGGCAGGCTGCGTGCTTGTCCGTCCATAGTCGCATGTTCTCAATATCGATCTGCACATCCTTGCCGCAAGCGGTACAATAGCCATACCTGTGATCGCATTCTTTGTACTTGAAAAAGTATTGCTCATTGACGAATACCTCTTCGTGGGCAAACTTCTTGATCTTTTTCTCCGGCAGTTTCGGGCGGCCGTTCCAAATCTTCCGAGCCTGTTCCTGCGTAAGCGTGTTCAGTTTCTTTCCCATATCGACACCTCACAGCAGATCCAGCAGGTCGATGATCTCCGCCTTGGTCTCTTCGGCAGTAAAGCCGTAATAGCCCGCTGCCCATTCGTATACGGTGTCGTCTGGCACGGCTGTGCAGTTGCCTTCTGCTTGTTTTCGTGCGTTGCTTGTGATGTGATCCTAGCAGCCTTTCAGACTCTTGCCCTCAGCCAACACCTTATCCGCATTTTCGTCATTCACCAGGTTGTGGTCAATAATGTGGGAACACAGCAGGCGCACTGTGGCGCTGCCCATCTTCTCCGCCTCCTGGTCGATCTTATCAATGGCTTTTTGGATTTTCTCGGTCATTTCAGCGTTACCTCCTTGATCTGCGCCAGCGCGCAACGCTGGCAGTGCTCGTCCAGTTCCGGCTTGTCCAGGCCGCACCGGTTATTGATTGAGCCATAGATACACACATCTCGGCATATCGTCGCCAAGATTGCAATAGTAGTTTTTTCGTTCTCATTCTTCATTGTTGCGCTCCTCAAAGGCCATACCGGCCACGGTGCCCAGGTTGATCAGATCCCGGCATACAGCTTCTGCTTTGGACAGATCCATTGTGCTGATCACGCCCTGCACGATCAGGCCGGACTTAACTACCACCAGGTCCCCGCGCTTGTACAGGTAATATCCCTCTTCTTCCTTTTCGATAGGTTGCAACGCTCTTCTGTTGATGAATGTCATGCCCGCACCTACAATCAGCGGTTGCCATACAGCGCCTGCGGCTACAATGCAGGTGTCCAGCGGGGCGGCATATTCTTCATTGGGGCATTGGTCTGCCAGCGGCAGATCCGCTTTTGGCATTCTTGTCATGATCACGCTGTCATCCTCTGCCAAGTCAGCGACCATGCGCAGCGTCTCCGGCGTGTATTCAGGGTGGCCGTACAGGATGTAACCGCAGCTGCCATTACTGAGCATTTGCTCGCCGTCAGGCAGGTCATATAGAAAATAGGCCTTGCTTCGTTTGCAAATGGATAGCAATTTTTTGAAATTCATTTTTCCGTCTCCTTTATGCTGATGCCGTGAATGTACAGCATCAGCTTTCTTTTGATGATGTATTCCTTTGTTTTGGCGCCCTTGGTGTCCTCTACCACCCATTTCCAGGTGCCGTCCGGCTGGCAGACCTCATATACAAAGTCCGCTTTATAAATCACCGGGCGCTCTTTTCGGTGTTCGCCGACCCCTGCCGGGATCAACTCATAAGGGACCTGCTCCCGCAGGTTGCGCACCAGGCCGTGCCGTTCCAACAGTTGCAGCTCCTTTGCCCGCTTGCACTCGCTCCGACTGTCATAGGTGCGGCCGTCCATTTGGGCTTTTACTGCGTGGTATTTGTTCCCGCCTTTGGCCCGCTGCCGGAGATACTCCTGGTACTGGGCAGCAGTCCAGTGTTCTTGGGTACCCATTAGCCCGCTGCCTGTTTCTCTACGGAGTAGGCCATACGGATGAATTGGTGCTCGACGGCGCCAATCTTCCTTTGTTCCTGCTCCATGCACTTTTGCATGTACTTACTGGCCAGCACTGCCTCCTCAAATTCCCGGCGCAGATCGTCCGTCATGCCATACTGGCCCAGGCCCTTGGTGCTCTTAAAGGCGTCCCACTTAGGCCGGATCAGCGGGTGGTTGATGTTTAGCTTGAAGCCGTAGGCGTTGTGCGGTGCCAAGATCAGCTGGGTTTGGCGTTCCTGTTCCAAGTTTCGCACCTTGTCCCGCATTTGTTCCCATTGCTGTATGTATGTCATTGTCGCCCTCCTAACACCGCCGGTGCGGTTGGTTCTTTGAGATCGGGCAAAGCACATAGGACTGGTACTTGAACCCGGTGACTTCGTCCTCCCAGTTGTTCAGGGTGTCCCGGACAACATAATAGCCCTTTGGTGCCTTTGGCTCGTCCGCCCAGTGGTCATTATAAATGATTTTGTACTCCGGCTCCGGTACGGTCAGGTTGCGACTGCGGCTGTAGCATACCTTTGCTTTGGCCGTGTTGTACTTACCTTTGTGCCCTTGCTTGATATGTGTTTCCTCACGCAGGTACCCACCGTAGGTGTGGTGGTCTCTGTCATCAACCGGCACAAAGTCCACCCGCCCATACGGCCACCGAGGCAGCTTGGCTATGTCGATGCCGGACAGCGCCATGTGAATATGCGGGTTCTTGTCCGGGGTCTCAATGGCCCTCATCCATTTGAACTCCACACCTGCCTTTTTGTAGGCATATCGCAGTTTGACCATATATGCCGCCCACAGTTTCTTGATCTCTTGCAAATTCTTGGGTCTGTCCGCCTTACGGAATGTAAAGGTAGCGGTCAGATCACCTGGACCAAAATTGGCGTTAAAAATCATCTCTTGCTGTAGGCACGCCTGGCGATTGTTTACAATGGCCTGGGCCTCACTTGTTTTGCCGTAGTTGCTCCCTCTGGTGCATTTGTGTTTGCTGCCATAGCGCGAGGAGTAGTGGCGCTGGATATAGATACATCTTCCCGCATGGACGGTCTTTTGCACCCATGGCATTTTGGTTTGCTCCTTTCTGGACGGACCGGCACTCTATGGAAATGCTGGAAAACGCTGATCGGCTCCCGGGTGGAAAAGCAAGTTTCCCACCGGTTCACCGGCGTGTTCCACATTCCCACAGAGCACAGCTCCTCATTATGCGGCGCGGGTGCACACCCTGTTGCCGCCGGTCTCCTGCCTGCGCCTGAACCCGCTGAAGAATGCCAAGCGATATATATTTTTGCCGTTGGGGTTTTGCGCCTAAAAATAATACTTTGAACGAGGAGCAAAAAAGGAGCACAGACCCCTTTTTTCGCCCTTGCCGCACGGCTTGTCCTTGACTTCTCTGCGGTCCTTGATATATAATGTAATTAGCGCAGGCGTTTTACTTTCTTTTCGCCGCCTGTGTTCAAGTCGACTGGTCGCTCAGTCGGCTTTTTCTTTTTGCCCGCCGCTTTGTTCGTCGCCATACTCCAGCGGCAGCATAATGGCTGTCACTTTCGGCAATTCCATCAGAGCCTTGGTTTTCCGCTCTGCGATGACTTCCAGCGCCTCGTAGTTGCCGTCGCCACGCACATACACGGTATCGCCGGCTCTGACGGTGTTCCACGGCGCCCGCAGGACAATGTGGTCCTCGTCCAGTTTAGCAATTACCAAATCAATGTAATCTTCCATTTTCATCATCCTTTCCAAGTTGAATGGCGTGCAGATACGCCAATTCAAAGTCTGTCAGCGGTGCTACCAGCACCACCTTGTGGTTTTCGTCCTCAATCACCAGCCGTTTATCCTGCTGCGGCTCGTCCTCGTCCTTGGGCAGCACGAACACTGCCAGGGCGATCAGCCCACATCCGGTTCCGCTGCTTGCCACAGACACCCACCAATAGGGGTTGTCCGCCACCAGGCAGCAGCCAAGCAGCACCAGCAAAAAGCCGGTAATCACCAGGACCACGCCTGCCTTTTCTCGTTTCGTCATTGGTTTGTCCTTTCTTTGCAGTTGACTGCAAAATCAATATTTGCCTGCATTATAGGCGTGGAACGCCGGGGCGAACACAGCCAACTTTGTGCCGTTCTCACCCAACTGAATGAGAGGGAAGCCCGGGCGGTGCATATACTGCCGCGCCGTTGGTATGCTACAGTTCAGGTATGCCGCCACATCTTCCGGACCAAGATACAGTTTTGTACCCTTGACCTTGACCTCTTCCTCTACAGCTTCGGCGGTGCGGATCAGGT